CGGGTATATATACAGGCATCATGCAACCGTAGGTGGTATGCAGTATCTGCGTACACTACATGTAGTGTGTCAATATAAATCTTAGTCTAGTTAGAATGATTCTAATGTGGCAATGTAATTGTATACACGTACAGGTTGTATTGTCGTTTAAAATGGCGCGATCGAACAACGTGCGAGGCTCAACCGTAGGTTGTATGCAATGCCTGCGTATACTACATATAGTAGTTGTAATTATGCAACACACATGTGACATATATACAACGCGCTGTGAACACAAGCACAGGTTGTATAAATTTTTTTTTTATTCGGCTGCGCTCGCGCTCGCGGCAATTTAATAGAGGTACCAGACCAGATCCGAAAAAAGCTGTACTATATAAAAAGTATTACACACAACGTTAAAAGGGGTCCCACTACTCTCGGATTTATACATTGATTTAGACGTACGTAACCTGTAAAAACGTTTTCACTACATAAGGTTAATTATGCACGATATAAAAAATATTTTAAAAAATTTAAACATTGAAAACCTAGATCCTGAGACTAGGAAAGAATTAAAAAAATTAGTCGTTAAGAAAGACGAAAAACAAAAACATAGAAAAATTCAAGAAAATTTTATGGATTTTGTAAAACATATGTGGCCTGATTTTATAGAGGGGTCCCACCATAAAGTTATTGCAGAAAAATTTAATAATTTAAAATCTGGGAAGACAACAAGATTAATTGTTAACATGCCACCCAGACATACAAAATCTGAATTTGCTTCTTTCTTACTGCCAGCCTGGATGATTGGTAACAGACCAAAATTAAAAATAATTCAAGCAACTCACACAGCTGAACTTGCCGTACGTTTTGGACGTAAGGCAAAACACCTAATGGACAGTGAAGAATACAAAGAAGTATTTCCAACTAGATTACAAGAAGACAGTAAAGCAGCTGGACGTTGGCAAACTGCACAAGGTGGTGAATATTTTGCAGTTGGTGTTGAAGGTGCCGTAACCGGCCGTGGTGCAGATTTATTAATTATTGATGATCCACACTCAGAGCAAGACGCAATGAATGCTAAATCTCTTGAGAGGGCTTACGAATGGTATACTTCTGGACCTCGACAAAGGCTTCAGCCCGGTGGAGTAATTGTACTGGTAATGACAAGATGGAATACAAAAGATTTAACGGGAATGTTACAAGCAGCACAAGCTGCAGATCCCAAAGCAGACCAATGGGAAGTTGTAGAATTTCCAGCAATCCTGCCTTCAGGTAAACCCGTGTGGCCAGAGTATTGGGAACTAGAACAATTATTAAATGTTAAAGCTTCTGTTGCACTTCCTAAATGGAATGCACAATATATGCAGAACCCTACTTCTGAGGAAGGTGCCCTTTTAAAACGAGAGTGGTGGAAAAAATGGCCAGAAGACAAACCTATCCCTGCGTGTGATCATGTTATACAATCTTACGATACCGCTTTTATGAAAAAAGAAACTGCTGATTACTCAGCTATTACAACGTGGGGCATATTCCGCGAAGATGAAGATAGTCCACAACAGATTATTTTATTAGATGCAGTTAAAGATCGTTTTGAATTTCCTGAGCTTAGACGTGAGGCATTAAAACTATATAAGTATTGGGATCCAGAAACAGTTTTAATAGAAGCAAAAGCATCGGGATTACCTTTAACCTACGAGTTAAGAAATATGGGGATACCTGTTATTAACTTTACACCGTCGAGAGGTAATGATAAACATTCTAGAGTAAACTCTGTTGCTCCCATTTTTGAAAGTGGACAAGTCTGGGCACCAACACATTTACAGTTTGCTCAAGAAGTCATAGAGGAATGCGCTGCTTTTCCTTATGGAGATCATGATGACTTAGTGGATAGTACAACACAAGCAGTGATGAGATTTAGACAAGGTGGATTTATAACTCACCCTGAAGATTATAAGGATCAAATTATGCCGTTAGTAAATAAAACGTATTATTAATGAAAGTTTTAATAGAAATTTACAAAATCCTAGCAAGATTAGGAATTAAACCAAAAGATATTATTGGTATTGGTGGTAATATTCAAAAAATGGGTAAAAGTTTGTACAACAACCCTATTTCTCAAGAAGCTTTATTGTGGATTGCAAAGAATCGTAAACTCCCTGCAAAATTTATTGAAGAAATTAAGCTAACAGCTAGAACTTTAAAAAATTCTAAACCAAAAGAACAAGAAAAATTTCTACAAAATTTAAAAGAGATCGAAAAATCAAAAAACCCTGCACCATTAAAGTCTGCACAAGTCATTAAACTAACAAAAGAATCCAAGTCGCCGGTTCCTAGCGTCAAGAAACCAGAATCTGTTAGTCCATTAGTAGATAAAATACTTCAGAACATAGAAATAGCCAAAACTATGTCAGATGCAAAAAAAGCAAAAGACATGGCCTTTGCTAAAGGGGAAATTAAACCAAAAATTACAGATAAGACTGCATTAGACACTGAATCAGTTTTAAAAATGAATTATAATGAGAATAATCAATTTGCGAACGCTAAAGGAGTAGCTCGACATATTATTATGAACTCTGAATACCTAACAGAAAAACAAGCAGCTGATTTAAAAGTCGGTAAGGACCCAATCATAGTTTTTGAAGAAATTTTTGGAACTAAAGCTACTAAAAGTATACCCAATGAAAATAGTACTAAAGTTGCTGACGCTTATGGAAAATATTTAGCAGATATAAAAGATAATAGAGGCAGGGGTACTTATGATACTGAGTTTGATAGAGAGACAATTGACATTGACTTTAATATAGACGATATACCTCTAGCTCGAGGGGGCATAGCAAATTATTTTAATAGAAAGTAATGAAAAATCCAACACTAGTTAAAAATATGAAACACGTGAAATGGAAACAGATCCCCCCAATCAAGGGACCAGAGCCTAGAGGCTTGATTAATGAGTCAAAACAAGATAAACCAGAAAGATCGGAGAAAATAACATATGGCAGACGTAGATAAATCCTTACCGAACGTAAGGCAAAATATAACTATACCATCGGAACAAGAGCGAACTGAAGTCGTTGCAGATATGCAAGAGACTATTCCTTCTTCTGAAAATACTGAAATTACAGAGAACTCAGACGGATCGGTTGATGTTGACTTTGATCCAGGTGCTGCAGCTCCGTCACAAGGACAAGATCACTACGCAAATTTAGCAGACATTTTACCAGATTCAGTTTTACAACCATTAGGTTCAGAACTTTATGGTAACTACACTGATTACAAAGAATCAAGAAGAGAATGGGAAAGATCATACTCTAAAGGGTTAGATCTTTTAGGTTTTCAATTTGAACAACGTACACAACCGTTTCAAGGAGCATCAGGTGCAACTCACCCAGTACTCGCTGAAGCCGTTACACAATTTCAAGCGCAAGCTTACAAAGAGTTATTACCAGCCGATGGACCAATCAGAACTCAAATTTTAGGAGCCTCAACTCCCGAAAAAGAAGCTCAGTCACAACGAGTTAAAGATTTTATGAATTATGAAATCATGAACGTTATGAAAGAGTACGAACCTGAGTTTGATCAGATGTTGTTTTATCTGCCATTAGCTGGCTCGACGTTTAAAAAAGTTTACTATGACGATCTATTGGGAAGAGCAGTTTCTAAGTTTGTACCAGCAGATGATTTAATTGTTCCTTATTCTGCAACATCACTAGAAGATGCAGAAGCAATTTGTCATACATTAAAAATTTCAGAAAATGATTTACGTAAACAACAAGTATCAGGTTTCTACAGAGACGTAGAAATCTTTGCGCCTTACGCAGAAGAAACTGAAGTTAAGAAAAAAGAACGAGAGTTAGAAGGTACTCAGATGAACGGCCAACAAAAAAACGATAAGATGTATACGTTGGTAGAATTTCACACTGATTTAGATCTTGAAGGTTTTGAAGACAGAGGACCAGATGGTATGCCGACAGGAATTAAAGTTCCTTATATTATAACACTCGACAGTGGTTCAAGAAAAGTTTTATCAATCAGAAGAAACTTTAAAGTAGATGATCTTAAAAAACGTAAAATACAATACTTTGTGCATTTTAAATTTTTGCCAGGTTTAGGTTTTTATGGTTTTGGGTTAATTCATATGATTGGCGGTTTAACAAGAGCAGCAACGTCTGCCCTACGTCAATTAATAGATGCTGGAACGTTATCCAATTTACCAGCAGGATTTAAGATGAGAGGTATTCGTGTAAACAACGATGCTCAATCATTACAACCAGGTGAGTTTAGAGATGTTGATGCACCGGGTGGAAATCTTAAAGATGCTTTTATGACTTTGCCTTACAAAGAACCTTCTGGAACATTATTACAACTGATGGGGATTTGTGTTCAGGCTGGACAAAGATTCGCGTCAATTGCTGATATGCAGGTTGGCGACGGGAACCAACAAGCAGCTGTTGGTACAACTGTAGCTCTTTTAGAACGTGGTTCAAGAGTCATGTCAGCAATCCATAAGAGACTATATTCTTCTATGAAGAATGAGTTCAACTTATTGTCGAATGTTTTTTCTACTTACCTTCCTGAGGTTTATCCGTATGAAGTTGTAGGTGCTGACAAACAAATTAAACAATCTGACTTTGATGACAGAATTGATATTATACCAGTTGCTGATCCAAACATTTTTTCATCAACTCAAAGAGTATCTATTGCTCAAACAGAATTACAATTAGCTCAATCAAATCCAGAGATGCATGATTTATATGCAGCTTATAAAGATATGTATCAAGCTATCGGTGTTAAGAATATTGATCAAATATTACCACCACCACCAGAACCGGCTCCAAAAAACCCAGCACTAGAACATATTGATGCTTTAGCGGGTACACCTTTTGAAGCATTTACTGGACAAGATCATCAAGCTCATATTTCATCTCACCTGTCTTTTATGTCAACAACAATGGCACAAAACAGTCCAATAATTATGGGAGCATTAGAGAAAAATATATTTGAGCACATATCTTTAATGTCAGACGAACAGGTACAAATGGAAATGCAAGAAAAAATTATGCAGGTCCAAGAGTTACAAGGGATTATGCAAAATCCACAAGCGCCACAAGATCCCCAAATAAAACAAGAAATGGATAGATTAATTATGGAGATTGAATCTAGAAAAGCTGTTTTAATTTCTGAAATGACTGAAGAGTTTGTTAAAGAACAAAATAAACTTATGGGTGATTTTGGTAATGACCCAATTGCTAAATTAAGAGCAAGAGAACTTGATCTTAAAGCACAAGAAAATTTAAGACGAGAAAAAGAAGATGCTGCAAGAATTAATCTTGATAAAATGAAAGCAATGATGAATCAAGATTATCAACAAGACAAAATGGATCAAACAGAAGATTTAGCTGAACTTAGAGCTGAAACTTCACTAACTAAACAAAAAATGTCTAATCAAGCAAAAGCAAGAGCTGATGCTACTAAAAGATTTGACGTAAGTACATTAAAAGGACCTAGGAGGTAATTATGGCAAGACCAGGACTATATGCAAATATCAACGCTAAGAAAAAAGCGGGTACTTCAAAAAGTAAAGCTAAAAGTACTATTACACCTAAAGCTTATGCTAATATGAAAGCAGGGTTTCCAAACAGTAAAAAAAACAAGGCTAAAGCGTAATGAAACCGACTCTTGGAATGGGAGCGGTTCGTGCTTCTTTCAAGAGAGGCGGGACTCCAGCTTGGACTAGAAAAGAAGGTAAGTCTGAGTCTGGTGGATTAAACGCTGCAGGCAGAGCTTCATATAATAAAGCTAATCCTGGATCTAATTTAAAAGCACCTCAGCCAGAAGGTGGATCGCGAAAAAAATCTTTCTGTGCTAGAATGGGTGGTATGAAAAAAAAATTAACATCATCAAAAACAGCTAATGATCCTGATTCAAGAATCAATAAGTCATTAAGAAAGTGGAAGTGCTAATGGCTGGTCTAGACGAATTATTTGTTGATAAAGAAGTTAGAGATCCCAACTACGAAGGTTGGAAAAAAATTTACGAAAGCAATCCTGATATAGCTGAAATGAATGAAAATCATGCAGAGTATTTAGAAAGATACACTTTAGAAATGTCAACATCGGATGCAGGTGAAGCAGGAATTTTAGGAACGGAAGAAGCGAACATGGAATTTGTTGAAGCTGATGACGGTGAAGAAGTTATGGTTGATGACAGAATTAATTTAATGGCAGCTGCACCAGAGAAACAACCTTTTTTATCAAGCGACCAGTCTGCAACAACCTTGTTTATGAATAAAGGTGGGCCTGCAAATTATTTAAAAGAAAATGCACCTAAAGGTGAATTTCTAGCTTACATAAACCCTGAAGAAGCAGCTATGCTTAAAAGAGCTGGTGGGTCTGGTAAATTAGTAAATGGTATTCCAAGTTATGAACCTAGATCATCAAGGGAAGCAGATCAAAAATCAGGTGAAACTTCTACTTCTGGTGGAGGTGGTAAAGCAAATATTGGAGATATATCTGGACCAACAACGGGACCAACAACGGGACCAACAACTGACCCAGAGACCAACAGAGAAAAAATGAGAACAGACCAATATACAATTGGACCAAAAAAGAGAACAATAAATGAAACTATAACAACACCAAAATTACATAAAATAACAGGTAACCCAATTCCCTCATACACAAAAACTAAAACTTCATTTAGTCCAAAAAGTAAAACTGGTTTTGGACCAAAAGGAAAAGACACTTGGCACCAAGCTGCTGTTAAAAATATTAATAAAAATATAAAAGATGTGGATAGAACCCTTAATCCTTCAAAATTTGGGGTCTTGGATGTTATTTTATTTATTGGGTCACAGGGATTAATTAATCCTGCAGTTACAAGAGTTGCTACAACAATTTCTAATGTAAGAACAGGTTTAACGATTGCAGATTTTGTAACTGATCCAACTAAAACTAAAGGACTCAAAGAGACTGTAAAAGATGTTTTAACAAGTACTGCAAAAAAAGAAGTAGCTAAAAAAACAGGACTATCTGTGACTCAAATAGATACTACTCTAAGCACTATTGAAAAAGCATTAAATACTGATTTAGGTAAAAGTATTGTGGATAAGTTTAATAGTTTAAATACTACAAATAAAAATACTACCAATAAAAATAATACTAATAAAACAACAACATTTAATGGTGGAGATAATAATGGATCTAATAACTCTATTGTCCCTGTGGTTCCTGAACTTATTACAGAGGAAGTAATAATAGAAGAACCTAAATCGTCGATATCAAATGCAGCTACACTGGACCTTATTAGAGATAGACAGAATAGATACAGGTCTTTTTTTAATGCAAATAAGGGTGGACTTGCAGGTTTATTTAAAGTAAAAAACACATAGGAGAAAACATTATGAGAAATGATTACGGAACAAGACCTTATATTTCAAGATTCTCAGGCACGACTGCAAAGTCATCCCCTAAGAAACAAGGAGCTAATGATAGACTTGACGAATCTTTAGGAATGAGAGATGGCAAAGAAGCTACAAAGACTCAAAGCTATAAAGATAGAAGAGACGAATCTAGAGGAGCAGAATAATGAATTCATCAAGAATGAATAAACTGGAAGAACTTGGAAGAGTTGATTCAGAAAAAGCTTTTACTAAAAAAGGTAAAAGAAATTTAAAAGACGAAAAAAAAAGAATTGTTAAAAGTTTAAAAGGCGGTGGAATGTCCTCAAGAGGACTTGGCAAAGCTTTTAGAGGGGGAGGACTAGCATAATGAAAGATTGGCAAAAAGGATCTGGTTTTGTTAAAGAACCAAAAGTTACAGTAGGACCAGGAGTTACAAAAGATGGTTGTGCTACAGGTGGCGTTGTAATTGAAACTACAAATCCTACAGAATCTCAAACAGTTAATGTTAGAGGTACTAAAAGAATGAGAACCGACAAAAAACCAGTTAAAGCAACTTGGTATTAAGCTATGTGGTTATCGGCAATTAAATTAGCCGTTTCTGCTGGCAGTAAAATTTACGCTAACAAACAGAAGACGAAGATAGCTATGTCAGATGCACAGCTTATGCACGCATCACGTATGGCAGAAGGTAAGGAAGCTTACCAGGGAAAATTATTAGAAGCCCGTCAGTCAGATTGGAAGGACGAGGCAGTTTTAATAATTCTTTCGGCGCCCATAGCAATTTTGGCCTGGGCAGTTGTAAGTGACGATCCGACAGCGATGGACAAAGTAAATATTTTCTTTGAGCATTTTGCAGCACTACCGTCATGGTTCACTAATTTGTGGATCCTTGTCGTGGCGAGTATTTATGGTATAAAGGGTACACAAATATTCCGAGGAGGAAAAAAATAATGAAAAAACAAAAAGTACAAACAGTTAAGAAAGTAATTACGGGTTTAAAAAAAGCTTCTAAATTACATGCAGGACAAGCTAAAGTTTTAAAAAAAGTAATAACTCCTAAAAAATCATAATATGTCTGATTGGATCACTAAAAAAAAAGAAATAGAACCAGAAATTAAAAAAGACGTTGAAAATAAATGGATTCAAAAAAAAGATAAAACAAATGAAAAAAAAAATTCCTGGATTACTAAAAAAGTAAAAGAAGAATTAGCTGAAGAAAAAAAAGAATGGATTACTAAAAAATCTGATAAAAAAGATGGTCCATATATTACTAAGAAAAAAGTAGAAGAAAAAGCTTCTGGCGGCTTGATCAAAGGTTTCCCTAAACTAGCTACTAAAGGGTTTAGAAGATAATGGCTGGTTTACTAGATAGCTACACAAAAAATAGAAGTGCAGAAGATACAAAAGAAATTGAAAGACGGGTAAAAGAAATAGGTGCTGATATGTCGTTACAATCAGCTATATTATATGTCCTAGCAGAAATGAGAGAAGAAGC